TTAGAACTAGGCGAAGAAGCCGGTGTGTTTAAGAAAGTATCTACTAGATATGAAATGCCTGATGGTACAAAAGTATTTGGTAAGTCTATCAATACAGAGCCTGAAAAGTATTTTACAAAAGAGGTATTGGATAAGATTGATGAACACACAAAACGAAAATTTACATACGGACAAGAAGACGAAGCCTAAAAGATACGTCTTTGCACAAAAAGAAGGCGAAGACTTTTCTTGCGTTAAGATTACAGAGGGTAAATTCAAAGATGTAATTTACCACTATGGTAGAGTTGCATTTGCTCCAGAGAGTGAAGTTGAAAAAGACGGTAAACTTCCTATGAAGTTTGATTACACCGTTAAAAAAAATCCTAAAAATCTAATACTGCTTGACAATAAAGAATTTATAGATTATATTGGCGATATACTATTAGAACTATTAGAAGACCAATTAGAGAGAGGTGATATAATAAATGATAAGTGATAGAATAGAATATACCATATTAAGTAATTTATTTCACAAAGAAGAGTATGCTAGAAAAGTTTTACCTTTTCTAAAAGAAGATTACTTTGTTGAAAGAACTGAACAGGTATTATTTACTACCGTATTTGATTTTATTACAAAGTATAATAATGTACCTACAAAAGACGCTATACTAATTGAAGTTAATAGTAGAAAAGATATTAATGATACTGAACACAATAATATAAAAGACTATGTAAATGCAATTAAAAATCTGGAGACAGATGAACAATGGCTTTTAGATACTACTGAAAAGTGGTGTAAAGACCGTGCTGTTCACAATGCAGTATTAAGTGGTATCAAAATATTAGATGGTAAAGATAAGAAACAATCAGCAGAGGCAATACCACATATATTATCAGACGCATTAGCAGTATCGTTTGACAAGTCAGTTGGTCACGATTATATTGATGACGCAGAAAAAAGATATGATTGGTACCATACTAAAGAGAAAAGATATAAATTTGATTTAGAATATATGAATAGAATTACCAAAGGTGGTGTTCCAGCTAAGACATTGAATATTGCATTAGCAGGTACCGGTGTTGGTAAATCTTTGTTTATGTGTCATATGGCTTCTAACTTCTTAACAGAGGGCCAAAATGTTTTATATATTACTTTAGAAATGGCAGAGGAAAGAATTGCAGAAAGAATAGACGCTAACTTATTAGACGTTTCTATGGATGACCTACACGTAATGCCTAAAGACTTGTATGAAAATAAGATGAAAAAAATATCAGACAAGACTTATGGTAAACTTATTATTAAAGAATATCCAACAGCGTCTGCTCATAGTGGTCACTTTAAATCATTAATAGATGAACTAGCATTAAAGAAATCATTTAGACCAGATATTATCTTTATTGATTATTTAAATATATGTGCTTCAAGTAGATTTAAAGGTGGTAATATTGGTTCTTATTTCTATATTAAGGCTATTGCTGAAGAGTTAAGAGGTCTTGCAGTAGAATTTAATGTACCAATCTTTAGTGCCACACAAACAACAAGAACTGGTTATACTTCAACAGATATTGGATTAGAAGATACGTCTGAATCATTTGGTTTACCAGCAACAGCAGATTTTATGTTTGCTTTAATTAGTAATGAAGAACTAGAACAACTAGGTCAAATGAAAGTTAAACAACTTAAAAATAGATACAATGACCCAAGCGTCAACAGGTCATTTATCATAGGTGTAGATAGAGCCAAGATGAGACTATATGATGTTGGCCAATCAGCACAAAATATTGTTGACAGCAATCAAAAAGAAGTAAATCAAAAAGAGGTCGCTTACGATAAGTTTAGTGACTTCAAATTATAATGCCAAAAAAGAAAACACAAAAAGTTAGATTCTATAAAGGTGATAAGAGACCAGGAGGGCAAAAGGGTAAATTGTCTTACAATACAAAACTAGTAAAACGTGGTAGAAAGATGGTCTGGCAAGTTGTTGAACAGCCAACCAACTCTGTTATTAATGAATATTTTTTTGAAGAAGACGCAAAAAAGATTGTAGATTTTCAAAATAAACATAAAGTTTGGCAAGTAAATGGTGGCGTACCACCTTTTCTATGTTTAAACTATATGTCAAAAAGATAAATAGTATGTAGGGAGAAACATATGGGTCAATTATCAGCTGCTAGATTTAAAGACAAGTACACAGCCAGCGGTGGTCCTTATAAAGGTAAGGATTACGTAAGCATTTTTGAATGTAAAGTCAGAGATAAAAAAGAATTTATATTAGGTCAAAATGCCAATGGTAGAAAAGTCTATGGTTTAAAATTAGTTAAAGACCAAAAAGACAAATACACTATTGTATATTCTAATAGTAAATCAGGAAGAACTGAAACAGGTAGAGATTTAGTTTCTAAATTTTTCAAAGACCCCGATTTTGGTGGTGGTAAAGGTTCAGGTGGTGGTGCAAGCGACACGGCTATAACTGAATCATTACAATGTTATTTTTTATCTATACTTTTTAATACTAGTGCTACTAAATTAACAAATCAAAATACAGATATAAAAGCACTAAAAAAACAACACGATTATTGTTTTACTTATGATAAATCTCAAAGAAACAAAATTGAAGATTTATATGAAAAATGTCCTGAAGATTGGTTTAAAACAGATGTTTTTATAAAGTCTGCCAATGCAATTTATAATTCGCAGTATGTAAAAGTTTTTAAAAATAAAAGAGTTTATTTTCATAGAGGGTCTCCTTTTATGAAAGCTGTTTATGATAATAAAAAGAAAGCTCAAGATTACGATAAGAAAGTTAACAATCCACCTATAGCACCTGGTTCTTTTAATGATGATAAGTGGAATCCAGGAGATATATGGATGAGTACGAAACTACCTAATAGTAGATTACCATTTTCAAAAGATGAAAAAACTTTACCAGTAGAATGGACAGAATTAAGAGAGGCAGTTAGAGATAAAGTTGATGAACATACTTTAGGTATATCTTTAAAAAAAGTAGGTGGTTCACAAGCAACGGTAACACCATTTAATACTAGAAAAAGAACTCATAATATTGATACAAAATTTGCTGGTTTTACTTTTGGTCAGACAGGAGATTTTTTTAATTCAGCAGATATTTACTTATATTTTAGTGATGGTGGTTCAATGCAATTAAGAGCTATGGAAACAATTAAATCTTGGCAAGGTGAAATGAAAGGCAAATTTGCAGCTGCTGGTAAAATAGGTGGTGGTGTTGTCAATCATTATGTAGAAAAGAATTTTAACAGAACCATTGGTCATAGAAGTAAGCAATCAACTTATAGAGAGACTTACTATAAAGAAATTAACCTTGATAACTTTTACAAATTATATACCAGATTTATAAACAGACAAAAACCTGGTACTGATAAGCAAGACGTGGTAGCTAAAGACATATTTAAAAAGAGCGCAGATGAATATACACAAAGAGGCCAAAACAAAAGTAAAGCTTTTTATTTTGGTAAGTATATGGGTTTACTTTTTTTAGAGGCAGTTGAAGCCGATAGAAAAGATAAAAAACTTGATGAATTTTCAAGACAGATTGTTAGATATGCTATGTCAAATACGGAGATTTCTACCTTTTTTCTAAAGGTTTCATAGTATAAATAGTAGTATGATTTGTTAATGGGTTAGTGATTATTATATAAATGGATAAATTGGAGAAAAAATGTTTAGTTTTAAAGGTTTCTTTACACAGGACAAAAACACACACCTTGAACACCTAGAAGATGATATTATTAATAACGGTGCCAAAGGTGGTGATAATGCAATAAGCTTTCTAAAATCAGTTAGAAATATGTTGGCTGGTAATGCCAAAGGTGCAGTTAATATGACCGTTAAATGGGACGGTGCGCCTGCTGTTATATGTGGTCAAAATCCAGAAAACGGAAAATTCTTTGTTGGTACTAAATCAGTATTCAACGTCACGCCTAAAATCAATTATTCAATATCAGATATAAGAAAAAACCACGGTACAGGTGGTGCAGCTCAAAAACTTGCATATTGTTTTAATTATCTTAAAAAATTACCAATCAAAGGTATCTTACAAGGCGACCTATTATTTACAGACGATTTAAAAGTAGTAAATATTGATGGTGAAAAAATGCTTTCATTTACACCTAATACAATTACATATGCAGTACCAGTAAATAGTAGTATTGGTAAACAAATTGCTAGAGCCAAAATGGGTATTGTATTTCATACATCTTATACTGGTAAAAATATGAAAAGTTTATCAGCAGGTTTTGGTACCGTTAGAGGTAATGGTGGTTCAAATATATTTTTAGCGTCTGCTCAATATACAGATAAGTCTGGTTCAGTTATGTTTAATGCTAATGAACTAAAAGCTTTTGACGCACAAATAAGAATGGCTGAAGGCTCTTTATCTAAAGCAGCTCCTATGTTAAATGAAATGTCTAAAACAAGTCAAGACACTAATACGGTTGGCTTTAGATTAAAAACTTTCTTCAATCACTTTATCAAAACAACGCAAGGTAATATGGGTGGTGTAAGAGATATGCAAAAAAGATTTGAAACATATTACGAAAACGTACTAGATAAAGAAATTGATAGTAAGAAAACTGATAGAGGTAAAGCACCATACCAAAAAGCAAAAAAAGAAGGTATGAATTTTATCAAAAGAAATAGAACAGCATTATACTTTGCTATTGCAAGTCATATTACTTTAGCGAATGCTAAAAATACTTTATTAAGAAAGATGAATCAAATTCAAAGTATAGGTCATTTTGTTAGAACTTCAAGTGGTTATAGAGTAACCGCTCCTGAAGGATATGTGGCCGTTGATAGAGTTGCAGGTGCAGTTAAACTTGTAGATAGATTAGAATTTAGCAGACAAAACTTTACAATGCCGAAAGGGTGGAATTAATGAGAACATTACCAGATACAATTGATTTAATTAAAAAGAAAATGATTGGTGTTTTAGACAAATACTATTCAATATGTGAAAGCATAGGTGGTAGAATGAGTGTTTGGGCTTGGCAAAAAAGATGGTGCAATAGAGATAAAGGTACAGGATATAGAAAGTGAAATTTGTAGAAAGATTTTTAAGAGAAGTAAAAGGTGGACCTTGGCAGATTATAATGATAGGTGGACCAGGTTCGGGTAAATCAACTTACTCAAAATATATTACAAAGCATTTTGATATACCACACATTTATACTGGTGATATGATGAGAGACTTGGCAAAGAAAGATACACCAGATGGTAAAAGAGTAAAAGAATTATTAGCGAATGGTAAGTTTGCTCCGACAGAGATTGTTATGAGAGAAGTTATTGACAGACTTAAAAAACCAGACGCAAGAAACGGATATGTATTTGATGGTTTTCCTAGAAGTATGGAACAAGTAAGAGCAATGGATAAAAATAATATAGAACATAATTTTATTATTAACTTACAAGTATCTGAACAAGAAGTAATTAAAAGATTGACGGCCAGAGGTAGAGCAGATGATAAACCAGAGGTTATTAAACAAAGATTAAGAGAACACGAAAAACAAGTTGGTCCTGTTATTAAACATTTTGATGAACAATTAATAAATATTAAGGCTGAGGGTGCAGAGCCTGAAGTTATTGCAAATAAAATTATAAAAAGAATAGAAAGATGAAAACATTTAACGACATAAAATATACAGAATTAAATGAGGGTTTATATGACCCTAATATTTTTAAGGCATTTTTTCTTGCAGGTGGTCCAGGTTCTGGTAAAACATTTGTGACGAGAAGTGCATTTGGTGGTACAGGTTTAAGAATGATTAACTCTGATACTGGTTTTGAAAATGCATTAAAGAAAAACAATCTTTCATTAAAAATGCCTGAAGATGAGGCAGAGGCGAGAGATATAGTAAGAGCCAGAGCAAAGGCAACAACAGGTAATATAATGGACTTATCTATTAAAGGTAGATTAGGTATGGTTGTTGATGGTACTGGTAGAGATTATGATAAGATTAAAGACCAAACTGCTATGTTAAGACAATTAGGTTATGATTGTTATATGATATTTGTTAATACTAGTTTAGATGTTGCATTAGAAAGAAATAAAAAAAGAGAGAGAACCGTACCAGAATATATTACAAAAAAATCTTGGGAAGGTGTACAATCTAATATTGGTAGATTTCAAAATTTATTTGGTATGGGTAATATGGTGATTGTAGATAATAGTAAAGATGATAAAGAACTTACAACAATAGTAATGAGTAAAGTTGGTAAGGCAGTTAGAAGATTATTAAGTAATAAAATTAAGTCATACACAGCAAAAAGATGGATGGCTACAGAAAGAAAATTAAGAAGAAGATGAAATTTAAAGACTTCATAGATATAGACGGATTAAAACACGCTAAAATAGAAGAGAAGCCTGTTAAGAATTACAAAGGTGACTATAAAGCATTGTCTATTACAAAACCTACATCTAACGGTAGTAATGCTACTTATGATGAGATAAAAGAATTGCAATCTATGTTTAAAAATAGAACACCTAAAATAGAGAAGAGTGTAAAAGACCACGATAAAGAAGTTGGTTTTGCAATTAAAGAATATTTAAAAGAACATAAACTAGAATTTAATGAATCAGATGTTGATAAGATTGCAGACGCAGGTGGTGGTATTGTAAGACACTTTAAAAATAAATTTGAAAGACCTAGACCATATCAATTAGCAGAAGCAATGAAAATGGACTTTGACCATATGCCTTTAGAGAGTGATAGTATGAAATCACCAGCATATCCTTCAGGTCATAGTTTACAATCTCAATTGATTGCAGAGTATTATGCTGA